ACGGGGATCGAGCTACCAAAAAAGCTGCTGCTTGATCAGCAGAACATTGACGACCTCGACCTCATGTACGGGAAGATCCTGGGCATCAAGGTGGAGATCGAAAACGCAGGGGGTAAGTTCTCGTCGGTCTTCGGTCCCGCAGTGGACGATGCTACCGCAAAGGTGGACCTGCTGGCCAAGAGATGGGCTGATTTCTCGAACAAACTTAATAGCGGTACGCCTAAAGCAGAGCACGATAAAGGTTTGTTGAACACCGGGGTCGAGGTGGCGGGTGTCGCGCTTTTGGGGCTTACGGGTCTTGCGGGGGTGATCAGGCTCACGAAGGGAGTTGTGAACCAGATCAAATCGGCGGTGCCGCTTGCGGTGCTCGGGGTAAGATACTCTCCGTACATGACGGTAGCCGCAGCGGCGTATGACAAGGGGAAGGATTTTCAAGCTGTGTTCGATGGCGCGGGTGGTCGGAATTTCGGAGAGAAGTTGAACACGTTCATAAAGCCCCCGTTCTGGGACCCGATTAATCGGGCCTCTAATGCGCTGTTTCCTCAAGGAGGTCACTGGTTAGATTTCCTCACTAAGTCAACCCCCATGCCTCCGGCTATGCCGATGTCTCCGCGGGAGTTTCACACCACGGTTATCATCAACAACCCGCCTAGCAACATGGACGCCAAGCGGGTCGGGGCTGATGCCGCTGAGGCTGTGAATGCCAAGATCTACGCCTACACGGCTCTGGGAGCCGCGGCAGTGGGATTCTGACCCATGGCTACCAACATCGTCCAGTCTGATCAGCCGAGCATCTACGACACGCTCTCGACGCTGCAGACCGCCAACCCGGATCAGTACGCGGCCATCGTGCGCCCGGACAAGCCTCCGTCGGGCATCGGCGGGTTCGTTTTCGACATCCCCGGAGACGAGGAAGTGCGGATGAAGGCCAACATCAGCCGGCATTACGTCGAGAGCAACGTGCCGATTGCGGACCACATCGCCCTTGAGCCCGAGCAGATCACCCTTCGCGGCATGGTGGCCGAGATCGCGGTGGTGCAGAAGACCGTCGTGCCGACGAGCCGGGCGGTCGGAGTTCTCCCTCTCTGCTGCCCGATGATGCCGCGCTTGACAGCCGGCGTTGTGAGCAAGCTGGCCGGGCTCGCAGTCGGCAACGTGATGGGGAAACTGCCCGGCGTGGCGGGCATGGGCGCGGCGACCGCAGCAGCCATTCTCAACGGCGGAACGGTCCCAGGAGCGGCGATGGTTGCCACCGGGCAGGCCGCGCTGGCGCAGGCCGCGGCGAACGTGTCAGGGCTCCCTGCGGGCACCACCTCGGCACTGCTGGGCATGGCCTCCAGCGGGATCGCTTCCAATCTCGCGTCCGCACTGTCGAGTCTCACGGGTTCCTCGGGCTCCTCCGGGATGCGGACAGCGGGGCTCATGCTCGCTGAGGCTGCGCAGGCTGCCGCTGGTGAGGGAGCGCAGAGCGTGTTCTCGTACTACCAGGACAAATACGTGTTCAGCTCGCGGCAGACCACGGCGTTCACATACTTTCAACAGCTTTGGTTCGGGCGGCAGACCTGTTCCGTCGAGACGCCCTGGGGCATCTACACGAACATGGCGATTGCCGAAGTGCGCGCGGTTCAACCGAAGGAGTCCAAGGGCTACTCGGACTTCACGGTCGTCTTCGAGAAGATCCGCGTGGCCGGGGACATCACCGTGCAGGTCGGCCCGCTGCAGGGGCGCGACGTGATCGGGGAGCCCTCGGTGACGACGAGCATCGGGTCGTCCACGGCGAGCTATCCGGTGCTCAACAAGACTCTGTCAGGACTGAACGGCTTGAATCCTAACCTCGGACCCTGATGGCTCTCATTCTCACAGGTCAAACGCCCGATCCGGTTCAAGTGTGGTCCATCGCGCTTCCCAGCGGGGGCACGCTGACCGTCACGGCGACATATCGGGCGCAGCAGCTTGGGTGGTATCTCGACCTGTCGTGGGACGGTCAGACGCCTCCTTGGGTCTGCACAGGGGTTCGGTTGGTGTCATCGCCAAACCTGCTGCGCCAGTTCCGCAACCGGCTCGGGTTCGGCCTCGGGTGTGTCATGGTGGATGGGTCAGACCCATCGAGCCAAACGTCTTTCGTCGATGGGACCTGCACCCTGATTCTACTCACCGCCGCTGACGTGGCGGCGTTCGAGGCTGTCTTCTATCCGGGGAACCCCTGATGGACTTCGCCGGCTCAAAGTTCGGACGCACCTGCAAGCTGAGTCTGGAGACTCAGCCGGACTTGTTCGGACTCAGCAATCACATCGACATCCCCGACGGGCTGACCATCGAGTTCTCGATCAACCGGCAGTCGCTCTCATCCGCGCAGACCGCGCAGTTCAGAATCTACGGGCTGGCCCCGGGCACGCGGGACAACGTGTACAAGGACCGGTTCGACCTGACGCAGTACCGGGCGCTCCAGTTCTCGGCGGGCTATCAGACGTTCATGCCGATGATCTTCAACGGGCAAATCTTTCAGGCGTACTCCGAGAAGAACCGCGAGGAGTCGGTGACGATCATCGACGCTTTCGACGGCGGGCCGATGATAGCGAATGGCTACTCCAATACTTGCACAGGTGGTCCGATCCTCCAAGACACAGCTTCGAACGTTATAGACCGTCTGATGGCAACGTTGCCAGGGATCAAAGGCAAGCCAGTGGTCGGGTCGTTTCCCACAACAAACATGCGCGGTGAGGTGCTCTGTGGGAACACTTGGGACTTGATCCGCCAGAAGACCGGAGGCAACTGTGCCATCGTGGACGGCAGACCTTATGCCTTAAATCTTACCGAGGCGCTTCTCAATGATCGGATCACGGATCTGAGACTAGCCAGCGTGAACGACAAGAGCATCCCGGTCATCAGCTCGGACACTGGGATGATCGGCGCGCCGAAACGCTCGGGCATGCTGGTTGAGTGGGACATGCTCTTTGAGCCTCGGCTGCGGCTGTTTCAGATCGTCAACATCCAGAGCGCGTACAACAAGAAGTTCAACGGCCCCGCGAAGGTCATGGGTTTTCAGCACAAGGGCATCGTGTCCAAGACCGTGATCGGGGACTACACCACCACGGCGTCGTTCATCTTCGCCAAGGGGTTGACGGCTGCTCAAGTCGCGTCAGTTCTCACCGGATGACGAACCAAGGACCAATTCCGCAAGTCAGCCTGCGCGACGTGCTCAACTCCGAGCGTGACAATGCGTTCGCTGCGCTGAACAAGGTGCAGATCGGCACCATCGTCGCATACGACGCGACGAAGCAGAAGGCCCAAGTGCAACTCGTGAACAAGCGGGTCGTGTACAACACGCCGATGACCACCAGCGTCGTGCCTCCGGACCCGCAGCTCGTGCCGTATCCGGTGTTCGTGGACGTGCCCGTGTTCGTGTTCTCGGGCGGCGGGTCGTTCCTCTCCATGCCCATCGCGGCCGGGGATACCTGCCTCGTGCTGTTCAATGACCGGGACCTTGATCCTTGGTGCACGAACGGCACGACCGGCGCGGCGCCCAACAGCACGCGGATGCACTCCCTCGCGGACGGCATCGCTCTCGTGGGCATCCGGCCTTTCTCACACCCGCTCGCGGGCACCTCGGCCACAGACATCATTGTCAAGCACTCCAGCGGTGACAGCTTAACATTGAACGGAACGCTCGCCGGCCTCGCCCGGGCGAACGGGACGAACATCACGGCCAAGGACGGCAGCGCGGAGATCACCACAGCGGCGGGCGCCACTGTGAAGGCTGACGGGACGAAGGTTCTGATCAGCGACGGCGCAATCACCTTGAAAACCGTGCTGGATGCGTTATGCACGGCTCTGACAAGCTGGGTGGACACCCGAGGGGACAGTCCGAACCCGGCGACCGTGGCACTCATTACGGCAGCAAAACTTCAGGCTGATACTCTCCTTGAATAACGGATCGATCAGAGCACTTGACGGCGCGGGCGACTGGACCTTCGGACAGGGGTTGTCGAACTACCTGACGGGTCAGGCCGCGATCATTCAGGACGTGGAGACGGCGCTTCTATTTTTCCAGAACGATTGCTTCTGGGCGACGACGTTCGGCGTGGACTGGTGGAATCTCCTTGGGCAGACAGGCAGCGCCGCGGAGAACGCGATCCTCCTGCAGTGTCGCAAGGTGATCCTCGGAGTGCGCGGCGTGGTCTCAATCGCGTCCGTGAACGCGAGCCTCAACAGCGCCAGTCGAACCTTGACCATCAGCTACAGCATCAATACGGTCTATTCGCAGGCCAGTGGATCGGTGCAACCTTCTTTCTGACATGGCAACCAATTCAGTCGGCCCTTCGGGGATTACGATTCAGTCGCTTTCAGACATAGTGTCTGAAATCACGGCGGGGATGCAGGCCATCTACGGCGCGGGCATCAACCTGAACCCGAACACGCCCGACGGGCAGATGATCAACCCGGTCGCACAGGCCAAGGAGGACGTGCTGGAGATGGTCCTGTCCGCGGCTGCCAGCATGGACCCAGATCAAGCGACGGGCGTTCTGCTCGACCAGCGGTGTGCCTACAACGCCGTCGTGCGCGAGCAGGGCACCTACACCCAGCAGAGCGTCACGGTCACGGCCAGCGGCTCGGTCACACTCCAAGGGCTCGACCTTTACCCGACGGCCCCGTTCACGGTGGCTGACGGCTCGGGAAACCAGTACCAGCTCCTCGTCACCGCCACACTCTCTGCCGGCAGCACCGCGCTGAACTTTCAGGCGTCCGTTCTTGGCGCCGTGTCCAGCCCGGCCAACTCGATCACGGTGCCTGTGTCAATCATCGCGGGGGTGACCGCAGTGAACAATCCTTCGGGCGCAACGACCGTTGGCACGGACGAGGAGACCGATGCGGCTCTGCGTATCCGCCGCGCCAACTCGGTCCAGCTCCCCTCAATCGGTTGGCTTGCTGGAATGTACGCCGCGATCTACGCCGTGCCTGGCGTGATCCAAGTGCAGATCTTCGAGAACGACACCCCCGGCACTAACGGCGCGGGCGTGCCGGCCAACTCGATCTGGGTCATCGTCAACGGCGGCACGGACGCGCTGGTGGCCGCAGCAATATATCTCAAGCGCAACGCCGGATGCGGCATGAAGGGCAGCGTGTCCGTGGCGATCACGCAACTGGACAGTACCACGTTCACGATCTGGTTTGACCGGCCGACCGCCGAGGCCCTGTGGTTCGAGGCAACTCTTACGGCCATCACCGGGGCGCTCGACAAGACGTGGATCGCCAATCAGGTCCTTGCCCAGTTCGGCACATCCTACGGGATCAACCAGTCAGCTGACTCAGCTTCGGTCGTCGCGTACATCAAGAGTATCGCGCCGAACGCCAGCGTCAGCGCCGAGGGCGTCTCGACCACCGGCTCGGGCTACTCCACCTTGGTCACGCCCACGGGGGT